AAGGCGGAATCTCCGCTCGGTGATTCAATGTTGCTGATGGCCGTGTAAAGGATCGGCGCGCCGTTTGCAATGATGTCATCCGTCATATCGGTCAGGTAATGACTCTTGGGGCGTAAGGTCACTTCGCTCTCTTCCAGCAGTCCGAGGATGGACTTCGCCATGATGGTCTTGCTCCCGTCGAAGTTCAGTGCGATCTCGCTTACATACCCGAAGAACAGCGTATCATTGACGTCCGTGACGCCGATCTTGGTCCGCTTGATGGCGAACTTGCCATAGTACGGGTTGTCCTTTGCGACGGTGAAGGTCAGTGTCGCGATCTCATTTTTCTCCTCGGTCAGGGTGATGTCATAGGCGTAAGGACGCTTGCTGAGATTCTTGTCCCCATAATGCTCGTCGAAATAATCTCTGCCGTCTCCGTCATAATGGTAGATCAGCTCCTGCGTCACCCACTGGAGGCCGTCGTAAATATCACGGTCCGTATAGGTGTCGTGCATGGCCGAGTCTTTCACGACTTTGCATTCTCCTGCAAAGATCTGATTGAACATCCTCTCACCTCACAAATACTTTGGTTGATACTGGATCGAAAAAACAGCTTTTTCGGTCGTCGATTTATTTTGAAGCCGGATCTCGTAATTGTCGTAAAACGGGTCGTTCGACGCGCTGAGCCATGTATAGTTCGCAGAACTGACATTGTTCAATGGCAGATCGTAACTCCACTCTTCCCGGTTCGTTGCATCTGTCTCGTAGTCTTTCCCTAAGCACATTCGTGTGTCCACATGGGCTTTTCCTTCCAGCAGTGTGATAAGGACATCGCTGTGGTCACGGTCGCACGGTGGAAGCTGTACCCGCCGCACTTCTCCCGGTGCCAGTTCCAGCCGCCCGCATGGCTGCGGAGCCAGATCGCACTCGAAGTTCAGCTCGTCCCACAGCCAGTCCTCTTCCAAGGGCTTCGCCAGCTCCTTATAGGGGTACAGCTTATATTTCAGGGTGATCTTCGAGTAATTCTGCGCCGCCGCGTAGTCATTCACCATCCAGACTCTGCCCTTGTATACGAAGGCCGGGTCATCATCCAGATGCACCGTCACGGCGTTCGGCCCGGTGTTCTGGGCTCCCAGCAGCGCGCCGATCTTGTGGTAGGCCGCATAAAGTCCCGGTGTGCCCCAACTGCTCCGCCAGCCGTCCGTGTCAATGTAAAAGTTCCAGCTTCCCTCCCGGTTATCGTATCGCCTTGTACCTGTCACAGTCCGATATAAGTCGAACCTACCGCTCCGGCCGGGTACGTCAACGGTGATGCGCCGCGGCTGGGGCGGAGCCACCAGAAGCTTTGTCGCTGGGATCAGGTGCAGGTCGTTTGCGGTGTGGTAGGCACCGATCTGCGCGTCGTGGCTCATGGGCGTCATCTCGCACCGCCTCCTTTCTTACATGCCCCAGCCTTCCGGTGGGTCAATGTCATATCCGATGGTCACCGTTGTCTCCCCGCTTGCCGTGGCATTGAGGCTTTTCACAACGAACCATCCGGTATAGTTCTGTGTGGTCGTTACGCCGTCGATATTGATCTTACATTGGAGCTCATCCTTTCCTTGGAGGAACCGGTACAGCCGGGCAAGGTCATTTGCCATCGTCCAGTTGTGCCCGTGCCATCCGGGATATCAATGACAGCATTTGCTGTCTCTTCGGCCGCATTTGTAGCGTCCTTTTTGCCATCGAGTTGGCCTTGTTTCATGCCCTCCGAAGCATTCTTGCCGATTCCCGTAAATGTCTTGTAGATGCCCGCCATCACGGAATCGCCGTTTTTCAGCTCGTCCAAAATATCTGCAAACGGGAGAACAAAATTCTTTTCCGAAACGCCTTTTTCTTGTCCTCCCCAATTATCAGGATCAAACGGGTTGTGCTCACCGGCCCATGCTTGAAACTTATCCCAAAGATCATTCAGCGCTGGTTCGATTTTCTCCCAGACATATGCAATAAGCTTTACCGCAGTGTCAATGACGGTAGTGCCGACCACATAGAGCGCTGTGCCGATCGCCGGTGCAGCAAGCACAATAGCATCACAAACGGCCTTGATGATGGCTGCGATGGATGTTACAAGGCTGGAAGAAATTTCGGCAAGTCCTTTGAATACACCTGCGATAAATTCCACCAGCATCCATGCCATTGCCTTGATTCCGTTCAGAAATACCTGAAAATTCAGATTCTGAAGAAGGCTTAAACTCGAAGCAAGATTACTTACAAACTGGGATGCCGAACTCAGAGCCAGAAGTGCCCCAAGACTCAGTGCGAGTGCACTCAGAGAAAGGCTTAACGCTACAATAACAGGGGTCAGCGGTGCAAGAAGCGCTCCTGCAATTCCCATTACAGTGAACGCTCCGGCAACGGCAGCCAGTCCTTTTCCAATTTCCAGCCAGCTAAGCGCACCCAAGCCTTGAAACGCTGGTACCAGAAGATTGATTGCTCCTGCCATGATAGTCAGGCTGATGGCGCTCCCCAAACTTCCTTTGCTGAAATTCAGTGCCGCAACAAATTCAAGAAGTGCCGCACCAACTGTCACGAGGCCTTTAGCAAGGCTCTCAGTATCCATCTCTCCGAACTTTTGAACGGCATTCTGCAAAATTTCCATAGAAGCGGCAACCAGCACAAACCCTGTGCCTTTTCCGATTCCGAATTTCACACCGTCCAACAGTTTCGCAGTGGCCACCAGCTCAGCGCATACGACCCCGGCACCAACCAGACCTTTGACTAACTGATCCGTTTTCAATCCGCCAAAAGCTTTCACAGCAGATGCAAGGACTCGAATTCCGGCTGCAAATGCAATAGTCCCGACAGCGCCCTTCATAAATCGGCCGCTGTCCTTGGAAAGAATAAACGCTACCGCCGTGAGCTCTACCATAACAGCGCCCAGTGCAAGAACACTCGTCAGCAGATTTTCACTTCCGATGGTCGAGATTACCTTCAGCGCTCCCGCCAAGACCAGCACGGCGGCAGATACTGCAATCATTCCAGTAGACAATGCCATGAACTTCAGGCTCTTCACACTCTTGGTGATGGTGGTCATAACTGCAAGAACACCGAGAAGTTCGCCGAATACAACGGTCATCGCACCAATAGAAGCTGCAAGCCGTTCCGGTTTCAGCATAGAAAGAACTGCCAGTGAGGCCGCCATCAGAGTGAATGCTTTTGCGATAGTCATCAGGGTAAACAGTTTCTTCATATGCTTCACCTCAGAACGGAATTTCGGTGGGGTCGCTCGGTTCCGCCATGTCTGCTTCCGGTGCAGCATAGCGTGCATACCGTTCCGCATACGGATCGGCATCCGCATCCTGCTCCACATACATGACATCCGCATACAGGCTGTATTCGCCCGGAGCGTTGCGCTTCTCCACGAGATTGGCCTGAAGGCAGACATTCTTGACACGGATGAAGTCGAGCTGGCCGACCGTATCTGCATCGCACAGCAGACGCTTGCCCGCGGTCGTGATCCAGTAAACGCGCGGCGGCCACTTGGAATCCATGTTGACATTGACCGGCACGTAGAGGGTGGGCACATACGGCTCATCATAGGTGCGCTCCGGGTTCGGCTTGGTCTGCTTGACCTTTACGCCCAGAGATACCAGATAATCCGCCTGCTCCTGCCTAGGAATGACCACGTTGACCCGGCGCTTATCCGAACCAAAGCGGTCACGGCTGGGATCACCAGAGAAATTGGTGGCATAGATGAAACGGGTATCGTCGATATTGACTTTCTGACGCTTAGTGTACATGTTATCTTGCTCCTTTGATGTATAATTCACTTTCATATCAAGTAATCGCAGGGTTACGTTGATCTGTTTTGTTAATTCGGCAAGTCTCAGATTTTCTGGCACTGTCTTATGGATCTTTACCATCAATTCCAGAAACTCCTCATATTCCGATTTGGCTTCTCCGACAAGATGCCTTATCTCATTTGGGTACGCTATCATATCGATACCCCTGCTTACTTGTTCACAATTGCATCGAGGCCATCAATCAGAATCTTGAGGGCAACGATCTTGGCGCAGAGGTCCATCGGTTCCTTCGCCGGATCGTAATAAACACGCTTGATTTCTTTCACCAGCGCCTTCATATCATCCACCTGCTTATAACCGCTCTTTTCGACCCACTTTTTGATTTCCTTATAGAAATCATCGCTGTTGTTGGCACAACGCTTTGCAATGGCCATCGCCATCCCCTTTTCCGGGTCGAATTCTTCTTTTGCATTGCACTTTACCACGGTCTTGCTGCCGTCAGTCCAGAACACGATCGTTGCCGGGGGATTGAAGATTACATTCTTGATACTTGCTGCGGTCATAGTGGTTTCCTCCTTCTTTTTGGCTGACTCTTCCATCACACGGTCAACCCAGTGCATGTAACGCATAGAATCGAGCACCGACTCTTCCGGCTTCCGAATACGCCAGTCACCTTGACGGTCACGCAGAAGATCGCCCGGATTGAACTGGAACGTTCTTCCATCTTCCAGCTCAAGATTCATTTGAACAGAACCCAGTTCAGTGTAAAAGTTATTGACAAACCCGATATGATGGCCATGGGGGTCATACAAACTTCCATGACACATAAAATATCACCTCACATCAAAATTTCTTGCAGCTTCATCCTGTGCATCACTCCACGGCAAGTCGGGTGCCGTCCACGGAGAAACACCGGAATCGTCCGCGGCAAACCACTCAAAGTCGCCGTACTTCGA